AAGGAGTTAATCCAATCTGTACTGGGCTGCTTTTAAATATTGCCGTATCATCACCCAGCCGACCATGAAGATTAACTCCCCAGGTCCACATCGTACCATCTGTTTTAATGGCCATAGAGTGGGTTTCACCATTATCAATTTGTGACCAGGTATTTAAGGCGCCTACTTGTATGGGGCTGGATCTATTTATATCTGTGCTATCCCCCAGCTGGCCACTATTATTTAGCCCCCAGGACCACATCGTACCGTCAGTTTTAATGGCTTTAGAGTGTGTTTCACTAACACTAATTTGTGACCAGGTAGTTAATGCACCAACCTGCACAGGACTAGATCTTCTTATTACTGTATTATCACCTATTTGCCCTTGAGTATTACCCCCCCACGCCCACATAGTGCCGTCAGTTTTAATAGCCACAGAGTGTATTTCACCAACACTAATTTTTGACCAGGTGGTTAAAGCGCCTACCTGTACAGGGCTGGATCTATTTATTACAGTATTACCACCTAGTTGACCATCAACATTATTTCCCCAGGACCACATCGTACCGTCAGTTTTAATCGCCATGGAACTGTTACTAACACTAATTTGTGACCATGTGGTTAAAGCACCAATCTGTACAGGGCTGGATCTATTTGTTATTGTGCTAACCCCCAGTTGTCCATAATTATTTTGCCCCCAAGACCACATTGTACCATCGGTTTTAATGGCCATGGAGTAACCATTACCAGCAGAAACCTGAGACCAGGTGGTTAGTGCACCAACCTGCACAGGACTAGATCTTTCTAATACTGCATTATTTCCCAGACTGCCAGTATCACCATCTCCCCAAGCCCACATTGTACCATCGGTTTTAAGAGCAACACTGTGTCCCCAACCACCAGAGATCTTTGACCAGGTAGTTAATGGACCTATCTGCACAGGACTGGATCTAGCTATTACAGTATTATCACCCAACTGTCCAGCACCGAAAACTCCGGTGTTATACCCAAAAGCCCACAACGTACCATCTGCTCTAATGGCTAAGGAATGAGAAGTGCCCGCACTACTTAATGACCAACCATATACCTCAGCCCCTATCTGAACAGGACTAGATTTACTTATTACTGTAATATCTCCCAGCATGCCAGTATTATTACTACCCCAGGTCCATAAAGAACCGTCTGTTTTAATGGCTAAAGAGTGAAAATCACCTCCAGAAATTTTTGACCAGGTGGTTAATGCACCAATCTGTATGGGGCTAGATTTAGCTATTATTGTATTATCACCTAATGCGGTGCTACTGCCCCAGGCCCACAACGTACCATCGGTTTTAATAGCTAAGGTGTGACGCTGGCCAACAGCAATCTTTGACCATGTAGTTAATATACCAATTTGAACAGGGCTTGATCTATTTATTTCCGTGTTATTTCCCAGTTGTCCATAATCATTACGTCCCCAGGCCCACATCGTTCCATCAGTTTTAAGGGCCATGTTATATTGTTGACCTGCAGCAATCTGATCCCAGGTGGTTCCTGCACCAATCTGTACGGGGCTAGATCTTTGTATTGCTGCATTATCACCCAGGGTACCATAAAAAAACCCTATGGTATCACTTTTACCCCATGTCCATAAAGTACCATCTGTTTTAATAGCAGCACTATGCTGTTCATTTACAGCAATCTTGGACCAGGTGGTTAATGCACCAATTTGGACGGGGCTGGATCTATCTATTATTGTATTATCACCTAATGCCCCATACTCATTTTGCCCCCAGAGCCACATTGTACCATCAGTTTTAAGAGCGGCGGAGTGATAAGAAGCAGCAGCAATCTTGGACCAGGTGGTTAATGCACCAATTTGAACGGGGCTGGACTTAGATATTCTGTCATTATGACCTAGTCTACCATCAGTACTATTTCTACCCCAGGACCACATTGTACCATCAGTTTTAATTGCCAAGACGTGTTCAGCAAAGCCTGCAGCAAGCTGAGACCAATTAGCATCTCCTGCTCCGGGTGTATAGTTAATCTGTACAGGACTAGATCTGTATATTATTGTATTATCACCTAGTTTACCATCACTATTAGCCCCAAAGGTGTACAGTGCACCATCAGTTTCAATAGCCATATTGTGTCCAGTACCAGCAGCAATTAAAGACCAAGTACTTAATGTACCTATCTGGACAGGACTGGATCTAGCTATTACAGTATTATCACCTAACACACCGTCAGCATTTTCACCCCAAGCCCACATAGTACCATCTGTTTTAGTAGCAATAGAATGAGTACCAGCATCAATCTGAGACCAGGTAGTTAATGTACCTACTTGTATGGGACTGGATCTTCTTAGTATTGCATCATCACCTAACCGGCCATCATTATTTCCCCAGGCCCACATGGTACCATCTGTTTTAACGGCCATAGAATGAGCAGTACCACCAGCAATCTGTGACCAGGTGGTTAAAGCACCAATCTGAACTGGGCTTGATCTATTTAATATTGTACCATCACCCACGGAACCATTAGTGTTTATACCCCATGCCCACATTGTACCATCGGTTTTTATGGCTATAGTAAAAGTACCACCAGCATCAATCTGAGACCAGGTGGTTAATGCACCAATCTGTATGGGGCTTGATTTTTTTGCTATTGTATTATCACCTAGCTGACCATTAGCATTATTTCCCCAGGACCACATTGTACCATTGGTTTTAAGGGCAATAGAGTGCACCTGGCCAGCAGCAACTGACGACCAGGTAGTTAAAGCACCAATTTGTACAGGGCTTGATCTAGGTACTATTGTATTATTACCTATCTGACCATGCTCATTGCTTCCCCAGATCCACATAGTACCATCTGTCTTAATAGCTATACTATGACTATCGCCACTAGTAATCTTAGACCAGGTGCCTAATAAGCCTACCTGTACAGGACTGGATCTATTTGTTATTGTATTAACACCCAGCTGGCCATTAGTATTTTGACCCCAAGTCCACATGGTACCATCGGGTTTAATAGCCATAGAGTGTTGACTTCCCCCAGCAATATTAGACCAGGGGGTTAGAGCACCAACCTGTATAGGACTGGATTTATCTATTACTGTATTATCACCCAACTGTCCATTAGTAGAACCTGTTCCCCAAGCCCACAAATACTTTTCTAAAGTCTTTAATGGCCATAATCCGGCTGATTTTAATGATAGAGCCTGATCCAGTGTCCACATTCCCGACGCCGATCCGCCCTCCGACCCAAACTCAGTATTAGTCGGTCCCACCGTTGCAGTGGGACTCTTGGTTATAACCCCGCCGGGAAATGCTCCTGCCATATTATTCCATTAATGCGTCTAGATCTTCATGGGTTACAGCGGCGTTAATAGCTGCCACACGTGTTGCAATCTCAGCCTTTACCGCTGTAACGGCGGCAGGATCAAATTCTTCAGCAGGATCAGCACTCATTTCTAGGCGAAGTTGCTCTTGCACCACCTGCTGTAGCTTACCCTTGGCACCACCCAGCAACCCACCGCGACGATCTTCCACTGTCAGTGAGGTTTTTGCCCAGACAATTTCTGCCGGTGTCACAGTCAGATCAAATGAATGGGTGGTAATGTATTCACGATTAGGGGTTACATCGGGCTTAACCTCCTCCGCTGCACGCCATCCTGGTTCGGTGGCTATTTTTGTATCATTGGGCTTTACATCCCAGCAATCGGTCACAGCACCGCTTTGTTCACGAATCCAAAATCCCGTTGTTCTTGTTACCATATTTTTCTCCTATACTTACTTAGTTTGCATTTCTGCGAGTTTTAAATTAAGCTTCTTAAAAGCACCAGACCAATCACCAAATTCTTCCTGCCTGAATAATCGTACATTATCATACCAAGGTGTGGTATCACCCTCCCTAGCCCACAAATAATATGGTAGAATCGGTACCATAATCCATGTTGGTACACCCATAGCACCTGATAAGTGTGCAACTGATGTGCATGAACTAACTACCAAATCACATGATGCAATTGCCGCCTTCGTATCTTCCCAAGCATCCAATGGAACCTGCTTGACCCAGCTGGGACAAAATTCCGCTCCTTTATCTCGCTGCAAAGAAATAAACTCTGCATCTAGATCCTTCAATGCATCGAACATTAGATTAGGTGGAAAGATTCTATGCTGCTCATGCTCAAAAGCTGGATTACCCTGCCACCTTAATCCTATTCTCAAACCCTGATGTTGTTTAACCTCTGGTTTATTTATATAGGCAGAGCCGTCTACATCAGAATATTCTAGTCCCAGGGGCATAACAGTGGACATAGATGGGGTCCAGTAATCATGCACCACCCCAAAAACAGCATCATGCTGCACCACCGCCACCACCCCTTTAATACCTCTTAACAGAGTAGCTATTTCACCAGAACATGCAATTATTACCTCACACCCTTTATCGGTTATGTATCTGGCATAACGGGCTCCATGGATCTGATCACCCAGTCCCCCTTCAAGATTTAAAAGTACAGTACCCTTAGATACACCATCCCACATTTGAGTAGGTACCCGGGGTATAGGGTTGCCGAATACTTTTTCAATACGACCGCGGAATAATAGCTGCTCGCCCTCTAGAAGCTTACCCTGTTGTAACTTATACCAGCCACGATTGAATGCTGCACGATGATTCCAGGGCTCATCAGCCTCGATCTCCTGAGCCAGCCTCCAACCTTCTTTAAAATTGCCCATTAGACTGGCGGTAAGCTGTAGATCTAGTTTATGTATGGGTCTGGAGGTAGTTTGTTCGTTGAGCCAGAATCTTGGTTGCAGGTATTGATCATACATATGACCCAATACGTCTTTTGGATCCTCATAATGCTGATACCCCAACTTAGGTTTAATATCATGAAGACCCTTAACAGACCAAACCTCTTCATCTCGCTCCTTGAGATTAGCACCATCCAGGGTATCAAAATCATACTCATGATCGGGTAGATCTAAAAACTTATGTACGCGTTTTAATTGAGTTGCAGGATCACGCATCAAGTCATCATAGTCTACAAATAGAATACATTCTGGTGCAAAATGATACCCGGATTCTAGAGACTGATAGGACTCCTTAACATGGCCTACAAGATCTGAATCACGAAGAAATTGATATTTGTCTTCAGGCTTGGCAATTCTAACAAATGATGCCACACAATCTGGAATATTACGAACGGTGGCTACAATTTTAGGTTTATGACCAAGAACATTTGCCATAGTAGGGATATTGATACTGGATGACCAACCCCTGGCTTTATCTAGAATAACAGGTTTATCAATAGTGGCATATTTTTCTTCGCAAATATTACGTAGAATACGCTTGATTTCATCTTCATTGGCTGCCTTATCCATGGATGCTCTCACCGTCTGACTGTTATTCCAGGCAGTAAGTGTACCCACCAGAATATCTAGTAACCCAGAGGTAGACGTGGCATGAACAGATGGGTGTTGATTAAGAATAGCTGCCAGAACGGTGGAACCAGACCGAGGAAGACCTGCCAGGAAGTAAATACTTTTCATGATTTATATAGTAAAAGAGTGAATAAAAAAATAATTATAACCTATTTTGAGGTAAAAATCAATAGTTAATTAAGAGGGAAGTGATGCGATACCCACAGTAGCTCCGCCGGCGGTAATTTTAGACCAGGTGGTTAATGTACCAATCTGGACCGGGCTGGATCTACTTAATATGGTGTTATCACCTAGATGTCCAGCGCCATTAGAACCCCAAGCCCACAAAGTACCATCAGTTTTAATAGCCATACACCATTCTGATCCCCCATCAATCTGAGACCAGGTGGTTAGAGCTCCAACTTGAACTGGGCTTGATCTATAGACCGTATCATTTAATCCCAATTTACCAAAACCGCCTCCCTGATTTTCACCCCACGACCACATCGTACCATTGGTTTTAATGGCTAAGGTTTGTTGACTATTGGCAGCAACCTTAGACCAACCAATCTGACCATTACCAGCACCGATTTGAACTGGGCTGGATCTATTTGCAGCTGACCCATCACCCAGTGCATCATTAATATTAAGTCCCCAGCCATATAACGCCCCATCAGTTTCAATTGCTAATGTGTGTTCTGTTCCAACAATTTTGGACCAGGTAGTTAAAGATCCTATTTGTACAGGACTGGATTTACTTATTGATCCTGTATTATTACCCAGCTGACCATCACTATTTTTACCCCAGACCCACATTGTGCCATCGGTCTTAATAGCCATAGAATGAAACGTACCACCAGCAATCTTGGACCAGGTGGTTAAAGCACCAACCTGTACAGGACTTGATCTATTTATTTGTGTACCATCCCCTAGTCTACCATCAGAACTATTGTCACCCCAAGTCCACATTGTGCCATCGGTTTTAATGGCCATGGAATGAAACGTACCACCTCCAGCAATCGATGACCAAGTAGTAAGAGCACCAATCTGCACGGGACTAGATCTGGATATTACTGTACCATCACCTAGTTGACCGATTTGATTACGTCCCCAGGCCCACATCGTACCATCGGTTTTAAGAGCTATAGAGTGGTGCTGACCAGGGGCAATCTGAGACCAGGTGGTTAAAGCCCCTACCTGAATTGGACTGGATTTATTTATTATTGTATTATCACCCAGCTGAGCGTAAAAATTATAACCCCAGTTCCACAAAGTACCATCGGTTTTGAGGGCCATAGAGAACTCTTCACCATTAGCAATCTTGGACCAGGTGGTTAAAGCACCAACTTGGACTGGACTGGATCTAGGTAATATTGTATTATTACCCAGTTGGCCACTAGTATTACTTCCCCAATTCCACATCGTACCATCTGTTTTAAGAGCCGCGGTGGTATAACCAATACTAGTAGCAATCAATGACCAGGTGGATAGAGTGCCAATTTGTACAGGACTGGTTGCGTATACTACTGAATTACGACCCAGCTGACCGATTTGATTGCGTCCCCATCCCCACAATGTACCATCGGTTTCCGTAGCTATGGAGTATCGACCTCCAGCAGCAATTTGTGACCAGAGGGTTTCTTCAATTGGAGTTGTACCAATTTGAACAGGACTGGATCTATACACTCTTGTATTATCACCCAGCTGACCGCAAACAGCTCTACCCCAGGCCCACAACGACCCATCGGTTTTAATAGCCATAGAGTGACGTAAACCACCAGAAATATTTGACCAGGTAGTTAGTGCACCAATCTGTACAGGACTGGATCTATTTAATACAGTGTTAACACCCAGCGCACCGTTAGACCCCACCCCCCAAGACCACATTGTACCATCGGTTTTAGTGGCTATGCTGTGATAGGTACCAGCAGCAATTAAAGACCAAGTGGTAAGAGCACCAACCTGAATAGGACTGGATCTACTTATTATTGTATTATCACCCAACTGACCACCGCCAGTACTGTAAGTATTACGACCCCAGAGCCACATGGTACCATCAGTCTTAATGGCCATAGAGTGATAGGTACCTGCAGCAATTTTAGACCAGGTAGTTAATATACCAACCTGTACAGGGCTGGATCTAAGTATTACGGTTTCATTACCTAGTTGACCGTAAGTATTACCACCCCAGTTCCATATTGTACCATCGGTTTTAATGGCCATTACGTGACCGCCAGAAGAAATTTGTGACCAAGTATGTAAAGAATCGACTTGAACGGGACTAGATCTACTTAATATGGTGTTATCACCCAGCCCCCCATTGCCGTTTGTTCCCCAGGTCCACAAATAATCTTCTAGAATACCCTTCCATGTACTAGCCCCCACAGCCTGAAACAGCTGTGCCAACGTCCACATTCCTGAAGATTGTACTGCTAATGGCATGAAAAAACTCCGAGTCTTTGTAAATTATTATGCATAGGATTAGAAGGGAATAGCTACAAGGCCAATAGAGTGATTATCCCCTTGAGCTGTTAAGGACCATGTTAATGCACCCACCTGTATGGGACTGCTTTTACCTACACCTGTATTATCACCTAGTTGACCTTGACTACCATTCCCCCACACCCACAATGTACCATCAGTTTTAATAGCCATAGCGGTATTACTACCACGAGAAATAATAGACCAAGTGGTTAAAGCACCAACCTGAACGGGACTGGATCTACTTATCGTTGTATTATCACCCACCTGACCTGAACCATTATCTCCCCAGGACCACATTGTACCATCAGTTTTAACAGCTAAGGTTTGACTCTGCCCACCAGCAATCTGGGACCAGGTAGTTAAAGCACCAACTTGTATCGGGCTTGATCTATGTATTATTGTATTATCACCCAGAGCAGCTTGGTTATTTTTTCCCCAGGTCCATAGGGTACCGTCAGTTTTAATTGCCATGGTGTGATCTTGACCACCAGCAATCTTTGACCAGGTGGTTAAAGCGCCGATCTGGACAGGACTGGATTTATACGCTGATCCTAATCCCTGATTACCCAGTTGGCCAGAAAGATTGTTTCCCCAGGCCCACAGGGTACCATCGGTTTTAATGGCTAAGGAGTGAAATCGACCTGCAGCAACTTTGGACCAAGTAGTTAATGCACCTACCTGGACGGGGCTGGATCTAGCTATAGCTGTATTATCACCTACAGCACCATAATTGGCATTTTCTCCCCAAGCCCACAATGTACCATCAGTTTTAAGGGCCATACTATGTGTCCCGGCAGCAATCTGGGACCAAGTGACTAGAGTGCCAATTTGTACAGGGCTTGATCTATTTACTACTGAATTATCACCTACAGCACCAGCAGAGTTATCTCCCCAAGCCCACATCGTACCATCGGTTTTAATGGCTAAGGAATGATTTTTACCACCAGTAATTTTTGACCAGGTAACTGTACTAACCTGAACGGGACTGGATCTACTTATCGTTGTATTATCACCCACTCTACCATAATTACCATTCCCACCCCAAAGATACAAAAAATTATTATCACCGTGTTCAGCAAGTGGAGTCCAAACAGCCGATAAAAATCCTCCGTTATAACGCTTAGACATTAATATTGCCTCTTAAAAGAATCTATTCTCAAAACTTAGGAAAGTTCTTCGAAAGATACCACACAATGTAGGGCTGATGTAGTACCAGCCAGGGCAACAATAGATGAATTTTCTTCTAAATAAAATGATGTGGTTTTATCGGTGATAATTAAAGAAGCTGCCGCTGGCACTGAAATATCATATGCCAGATAAAATGAGGACCCAGCACCTGCAGCCGCTGTATTATAAGCCAACCTTACGGTGGCTGCAGAAGCTGTAATATTAGATATAACTATATTATTAATCTTCAGCACCTTGCCGCTTGATGCGGCGTTGGATACCTGGGATGCCAAAGATGCGGTTAATAATGCGGCAGCTGATTTAGCTGTTATAGTAGCAACGTTTACAATATTGGGTGCGGCCATTTAATTCTTCCTTAGAAATACAATTGTTTTTTTATTTATCCGCCAAAGACCATGGCCATTGCAATGGCTTTTCCAGTCGTTGCAAAGGTGGGGGTGGCGTTGGCTACAAAAGAAAGACGACCGGCATAATCCACTGTTATGACAGGTATAACCGATGTGCTACCATATACCCCGGCTGTAGCGCCTGCGGGCTGTATTTGCGTTATCATGATGTTACCGGTGATCTGACTATTGGCCACCGATGTAATCTGTGAACTAATAATATTACCGGTGATCTGGGTGTTAGCCACCGATGTAATCTGCGAGCTAATAATATTACCGGTGATCTGGCTATTGGCCACCGAGGTAATCTGTGAACTAATAATATTACCGGTGATCTGGGTGTTAGCCACCGAGGTGATCTGCGAGCTAATAATATTGCCAGAAATCTGGCTATTAGCTACAGATACGGATGGGGCTTGTCCGATATACGCCATTTTTATTCCTATTTAAATTCTATGTAATATTTATACGTAAATCGGAGAGCATGTTTTATAAACCAAATTGAACACTGGGTAAATATACACATTTAGTTGTTGGTAGTAAAATCATGTAAATATACTAGCCTATAGCTAAGGAATGAGCAGTGCCGGCAGCAATCTGAGTCCAGGAGGTTAAAGTACCGACTAGTGCCGGACTTGATAAATAGATAACATTATTACCACCTAGTTGACCATCAACATTTTTACCCCAAGACCACATTGTACCATCGGTTTTAAGGGCTAAGGAGTGGTCACCACTAAAACCAGTAGCAATCTGAGACCAAGTAGTTAAAGCGCCAATCTGTATAGGGCTGGATTTATCATATGCTGTACTATCACCCAGCTCACCACATGCCGCGTTACTACCCCAGGCCCACAACGTACCATCGGTTTTAATAGCCAAAGAGAATACTCGACCACCGGAAATCTTTGACCAGGTAGTTAATGCACCGATCTGGACAGGACTGGATCTATTAGTAATAGTTCCATCTGTATTATTGCCCAGCTGACCTAATTGATTATTGCCCCAGGTCCACAATGTACCATCGGTTTTAATGGCTAAACAGTGTTTAGCACCAACATCAATTTTAGACCAGGTAGTCAAGGCACCAATCTGGACCGGACTGGATCTATTTATTACTGTATTACCACCTAGTTGACCATCAACATTAGTACCCCATGACCACATCGTACCATCGGTTTTAATAGCTACTTTAAAGTATTGACCAGCAGCAATCAACGTCCAGGTGGTTAATGTACCTACCTGCACGGGGCTGGACCTATTTATTACTGTATTATCACCAAGCTGACCAAAGTTATTATTCCTACCCCAAGTCCACATTGTGCCATCAGTTTTAAGGGCAATAGCCGTAGTTTGACCGCGATCAATCTTTGACCAGGTGGTTAAAGCACCGATCTGGACAGGACTGGATTTAACCACATTAGTATCATCACCCAGCTGCCCAGTATCATTACCCCCCCACAACCACATTGTACCATCGGTTTTAATGGCCCCGGAGCCTTGATTACCAGCAGCAACCTGTGACCAAGCAGTTAAAGCACCAATCTGGGTAGGGCTGGATTTATTTCCCACAGCTAAATTATTACCCAGCGCGCCATTGCCGACATTACCCCAGGCGTACAAAAATGGTCCAGATGCAAAACTACCACCCCACAAACTATGCATGATCCCGCTCATGCTAAGTTACCCGTGATCACAGCAACTGTAGCAGTGATAAAAAGTATGGTAGCCACCCCCCTTGTAGTAATGCTAAAGGTGCTAATATCTGCATTCGTGCCACCCTTATAAACTGTCGTAACAGCAGAGCAAGTGCAGGAGATAGTCCCTGCTGTATTGTTGAAGATACTGATTACATCACCTGTCGCAAATACAGATGCCGGGACAACAATTGTACCTGACGTACCTAACTCTACAAACTTACCTACATCCCCAGCAACAAGGGTGTAGCTAGCTGTCTTGATACCCGATAGCGGAATATTTTGGTAGCCCACCTTGTTTGTACCATCAACCGTACAAGAAGATAATGTGCCGCTGGAAGGTGTACCTAGTGCGGGTGCTGTTAAGGTCTTATTGGATAGTGTCTCAGAACCAGCTAATGTTGCTAGAGTCCCTGTAGTGGGAAACGTGACATTGGTTGCGGCTGTGAGCGTTCGCGTGTAGGCAAAATTACCAGCACCTGTTACGGTCATAGCAGCGTTATTTGCTACTCCGGTGCCGCCATTAGCTGCTGGTAGCGTTCCCGTTACCCCTGTAGTTAAAGGTAGCCCCGTACCACTAGTTAATATGATAGCAGAAGGTGTTCCAAGTGCAGGGGTGGTTAAGACTGCGTTTGTTGATAATACCACATTACCTGTGCCTGTGCTACTAGTAACACCTGTACCACCATTAGCAACAGGTAGCGTTCCCGTTACCCCTGTAGTGAGAGGCAGGCCCGTCAAATTAGTTGCAACGCCGCTTGATGGTGTTCCAAGTGCGGGAGTAGTTAAGACAGCGTTTGTTGATAATACCACATTACCCGTACCTGTGCTACTAGTAACACCTGTACCGCCATTGGCTACAGGGAGAGTGCCTGTTACCCCTGTAGTTAAAGGTAGCCCCGTACCACTAGTTAATATGATAGCAGAAGGTGTTCCAAGTGCAGGTGTAGTTAAGACAGCGTTTGTTGATAATACCACATTACCCGTACCTGTAAGGGTACTAAATCCTGTAAACTCTGTATCCCAAGATGCAGCAGAAGTACCGCTGGTAGATATGCAGGTACATAAAGCCGCAAAACCAGCACCAATAGTGGTAATGGTGTTTAACCCAGACGATTGTATAGTTAAGATACCAGAACTATTATTCTGAATAAAATAACCTAAACCTGTCACCAGGGTAGATACCACCGGTAAGACTATAGTTTGTGTGGAAGAGCCGGTAAAAAACTGCTGATGGGTACTAGATACTGTCAGTGTGGTGGTGCCAGCTGCTGTGGCAGTGGTGGTGTACCCTAATTTTATGTTATCAAGTAATGGCGTAGTTATAGTAGGGCTATTTGAAAAAACTACCTCACCGGTACCCGTCTCATTTGCAATCTTTGCCGCTGTAATTATGCCGTCAGTAATATCAGCTGCAGTTAACGCCGCAAAGGCTGGCGGTTGACCAAGATAAGCCATTTTTCTATCCCCGTTTAAGTAATTTCAAGTATTGACAGAATTGCATCTACCGAACTTGCCGCCGTAGATTGTACAAAAATACCATCCCCGGTAACCAGCACGATCTTTTGATCGCCACCCACCGCCACCAATGAACCACCTGCCGGTATTGGGGCGTTATATACAATGTAGGTGTTATCGGTACCATCGGAGTGAAATACATTAGCACTTATAGCTACTGTAGAGGTATTGGCCACCGATAGGCCAATGGCGGTGGTGGAGGTGGAAGCTGCCACCGTATAGGACCCCACGCGTGTGGCTGTGGTACCTATGCTACGAGATAGTTTTCGGGTGAATGTGTTTGCCATTTTGTTTCCTGTTATCCAAGTGCAATTGCAATTGCTGTTACGGCGGCGTTTATTTCATTAATCGCCACCACAATATTACCGTTGGCAGAGGTGGTTAGATTAGTAAGCACCCCCACATTACCGTTGATAGTATTACCAAAAGCGTTAAGTTGGGAGAAGTTATTATCCACCTGGGCGTTGGTGAGTGGAACTCCCGTTGGTACCCTAAGCGTTAGTGTTGCAGCCATTTCTTAAACCTTTTTTTGATCGATTTTGTGAAATAAGGAAATAAGTAAATCCTTTATCTCACCCATCTCTTCTTTAATATTATTTATCTGTTCCTGGGTGGAGGAGTTTGAATGAGCTATATTCTCCCTGAAGCTTTTCTCCACCTGGTATGCTTTAAACCTATCGGAATCCTGCATAATAATAGCCTTGCTGTGGGAATCTCTCACCAACTCCGGATACCCTTTTACTTTTAATTTCATGCCAGCATTATTGCCCTGAGATTCTGGCACTTCGGTATATCAGCAGAGTCATCAGATAACAATACAATTTTAAATACTACCGATGTAAACTGAGGCAGATCATCTACCAAAGCGTTTACCTCAATAAACTCACCCGCCAGCGAATCCGGTATAGAACCGCCCACAATCCCCGTCAACTCTATATACTCTTTGGTATCTAGGCTCACCGACTCACCCACCAGCTTGGTCTTAAAGTATATCTTTACATCTGCATTAATGGGTTTAGCTATGTCCAATCTTAGATTAATAGATGTGGATGGATTAACCAAATCCACCTGACGAGTAATATATTTAGCCAGAGCAGATCCCCCGGTGGCGGCCTCCTCGGCAACAAAACTACGGCCATTGGTTATGGTTACTACATTACCTTTAGCAGCAGTAGTAACCGCACCAAACACCAGAATATTTGCACCAGAGTCTAATATGTCTAAAACTCGGAATGTCGAACTATTAACCGATGAATTAGAAACAGTGATAGTGCTACCCTTTACAATACTGGCCACATTTGCTATATCCACCGGTCTATCTAAACTTATGAATCCGGTAGTCGTGGAGACGTTGGTAAAGAATATATTACTGGTTTTAGCTATATCAACGATATCTAAGGTAAGATTCTCGGTGGCATAGGTGGGGTTATTGATAAAATTCTTAATCAAGACAGCCGATAACTGCTGCATATCCACAATAGGTGATATATTAGTACTTATATTGTTAAGATTCAATCGTATCGTCAACGGTCTGGCGCTGGATAAATTGTTCACCACATTTACATAACTAGGAACAACAGCCGTAGTTTCCAGTTCGGTGGCCTCATCTTCATCTAAATTAATAAATGTAGGCTGTAAACTGTAGCCCTTATCTGTTACTCTTGCACTTATAGAAAAAAGTGAGTCGGCAAGTTTTAATGCGGATACTGCTGGCAGTATAGCATCATATTGTATGTCCTGTACGGCGTATACTCCGGAACTGAGACCAGCTTGCAAAGCAACTACAGCGCCGCCTCCCACCCTTACAATGGAGGTGGTGTTGGATGCTACCGGCATAATAATTGTGTATGAATCTGGTCTTACATTTGATACTGCAAATTCCACGTTGTTTATAGTAGCAACGTTAACCCCGTATATGTTACTAAAATTAAATACACTGTATGCATTTGCTGTAGTAGCAAAAATATTACTGGTAAAATTATCTATGTTATTTAATACAACTGTCGACCCATTAATAAAACCATTATTGGGGTGAAGTACCTTTGCTACTGCACTACCTGGATAAAACTCTAAAGGATCATTACTTAATACAGCATTTTGATAATCATTTACATCTAGTTCAAAGTCTATCGTGGCAGGTGTGCCACCAGAAAAGATAGCTTGATATAATCTAAACTTAAGGTCTTGATTTTGATTAGCTTCCCAGGTAGATGCATTCTGTGATTTAAACAATACACCTATGAACGGTTGACTGTTAATTTTTCTGCCTGTTAATATATCATCTTCACCTATTTGAGATATCCAAACTCGGTAATTTATTGAGCTGGTTAGTAACACGATAGCATACTCGCCGGGGTCAAGGTAAACCAGTCCATCAAATTTAAGATAAGTGGCCACAGAACCATCATCCGAGGTAGTTATTTCTGATGGAAAGACTACTCTTCTGGAAAAGGGAACCACTGTCTGAGAAGGAGAACCATTTACTACCGTACGTAGTTCTACATACATTGGTGTAGTAGTATCTTTGGCAGAGAAGAATATATCTACCCCTGTCATAATACCAGGGCTACCAGCTACAATAAAAGTTTGTGCTAGTGGATCTTTACCATAGTTCTTTTTAACAACTGTACCAAACCATTGATTTTCTGTACCGGTGTAATTTGAGGCTTTACCAGAATTAGATTTAACGTCAATCATTTTAGTATATAACCCCCCCTCCTCTTGGTTATCTGCAGTGGGTAAGATCCCGAGGGCTCCAAGAAGTGATGTGGTAAGTGAAAAAGCGGCGACATTTAAACCATTAGCAGATTTATCTGCTGCCGTCATAGTCGATTCATTATTAGCTATCCCTGCTCGTACTATTTCTGTAACAGCTCCATGTGCATTTGCATATGCCGTCCAGCCTGCTGTCCCCAACGTTGACTGGAACACACCAGTACCAATAGCGGTACTTATGGCTTGGACATCTACTGTATTACCTTTAACAAAACTTCCAAGATAAGTTTGATTGGGAGAAGATAGACCATCCATAGCGGTACTTATCTTACCTATGACACCTTTTTTTATCCAATGATCTATCTCGGCTTTTTCTACAGGTCGCTTTATTGCCCCTTCAAATATTGCTTGTCCAATGGTAGAGCCTTTTGGAGCAGTAATCACTACAGGCACCGGGATTGGAGCCGGAACTGTCGGGTATGGTGTGTAAGGGATTGGAGTTGGTGTAGGGGTTGGTGTAGGGGTAGGAGCAGGAGCAGGAGCAGGAGCAGGAGCAGGAGCAGGAGCAGGAGCAGGAGCAGGAGCAGGAGCAGGAGCAGGGGTAGGGGCTGGTTTTGGGGCCGGTCTTGGAACTGCTGTTGTTCTTTCATCAAAAACTGATTCTGATGTTAGTAATCCATTTCTGGTGGAAATAATTTGATTTTGCAACGACCTTAGCTGACCTGAGGTACTAAATTTTGCTTGAGCTTCTGTTTCATTATCCGTACCATTGGTAGGAGAATCAGTTAATCTAAATAACTTCTCTCCGGTAGAAAAGTTAAAGTGAGAAGCGTCGTAATAAAACGATCCGCTTACAGTGCCTGTTGAATCAGTATATACATTACCCTTGTTTACAAAGAAATTAAACTGCGTATTAGCTTGGTCTGCTCCATTGCCGGTTGTATACACACCGGCAGTACTCTGAGTTACTCTAAAATTTTCGAAGAAGGCTTGTAGTCGAGTATTTGGCTTCATACCCGTACCAGTAAATTTAATATTTACACTACGCATCTTAGGAATAACAGAAGAGCTTACCTGGACATCGTTATTAGTCACAGTATCTATTGACTCTTTAAACGTATAATTAGTACCTTCTCTTTTTTCTTTAATAATTCCCGTTCCTGCAAATACCTTCTGCCAAGATCCCCAAACCGTACCAAACTTACCTGCCGCTTTTGCACTTCTAAGTAACGTATCGTAGTTACCTTCTTTATCGATATGTACCTCAGGTACCCTGGTGGTATCAAACCATACATCTGATGGAGGATCTAGAACAAGATCACCGGTGTATGAGATAACACTGAATGGATTAATATTCTCTACCCTAGACGCTGCATTACTCTCTACAAAAATATTACTAGTATATGCTAGTGTTGCTATATTACCAGTTAGCGCATAATTGTTTGAAGTTCTTTGAGCCGTATTAGTACAAATTTCTTTAAGCTTATAGCTGTTTTGTTCAAACTGCGGTCTTAAAATCCCTGCAGAAAAATCCATAGATATTCTATAATCTGAATCTAAAGGATTTCCAATACGGTGTCCAGTAAAATTATCTACCACAAATCCGTTCTTAAATCTATCAAAGCCTAAGCTATCTTTAACCTGGAATAATGAGGTATCTGCCTCCAACAGGGATAGGGTGGTGTAGTATTCAAGATTTTTAACTCTTGATTCTATCTTACCAATATCTCTCATAGTGTAACGTCTGTTATCCACCACGGTTACTTCTACATCCTTCTTTACATCAAAGACATAAGGCTTCTGCTCCAACACAAATAACGTCATGGAATTTTGTAAAGGGGCAGGTTCTTTAGGATTAAATGAACTAACTCCCCGCACCAGCTGTATATCACCTTTGGAAGTTATAACAATTTTATCTGTTCTGGGCAAGTAGTAACTATAGTCAGTCAAGATGTCAACATCTTGATCTAAGAATTCTGATGGACTGGTAAAAGTTGTATCATTGGTATCAATCCGAGGTCTAAAATCTAAACAGTCTCTCAACTGATATATTTTACTTCCAGATGTAAACGAAGGAATATCACCATAATCAATACCATTGTATGAATCTACAGAAAAATAATCTCCTGCACCATGAGTAAAATAATCAAAGTCTATTCTCACCGGCCCAGTAGGTATAGGCTGACCTGACTTAAGTACCACCGATCCAATATCATAATGAGAAGTCTTTTGACCTGAATTAACTGTATATCGGTCGGTAATATCTACTGCATTAGAATCTAGATAAGCGGTACCAAACGCATTTGCAGACATTCTAATATTAGATACAGCATAGACGTCTGCCTGACCCAGTGATAATACAGCGGTGGTGGCAGTATTATTACCGGTAAAGTCAATAGTAGTTCCCTGCACCAGGGTCTTAGTCTTTTTATCTGCTGCTGAACTGGTTTTAGTTACAGTTGTAATTATTCGTACATCATCAGACCCATAGCCACTACCCATGGAGAATGTTACTGTCTTACCAGTAGGAGAACCGGATCGAGTAACGTTGGCGGATAGGAGGGAGGCATATGCCCCGGTAGTCTTGTTAGCTACAATATAGTTGGTGAGCGAAAAGGGCGAAAATACTTCATTAGTCCCAGCAGTAATAGCAACGTTGCCCCCAGAAAGCGTCCTATCATATACTCGCTTGGTAGAATATGACGTTTCAAGATTAGTAGGGTCAACAGTTTTAATAGTAGCGTATGGAAACTCAAATAAAAGTATCGAGTCATTTTCTAATGTAGAATTTGTAAGTAGAGCGCTGTGTCTGGTTACGCCTATACCAGCTACGTTACCGGTTATGTTCACACTGGCTATTGCACTTACATTACTCACCACACTACTAATAGGGATGGAATTACCATTAATTGTTACAAAGTCCCCAGCCTTAAGATCGGCTGTAAAGTCTGTGCCAATACCGGTTATTACATTACTGTTATGGGTAGTAGATACTGTTCCGTTAAGCGTAACCTGGGTGGGTATTATATTAGCGGTAAAGTCATTAAAACCGGTATTATCATAATATATCTGTTTTACGTCTCTTTCAAAAGAATAACCTGTTGCCATGCTTACATCAAACAAATAAGCAGTATAATTTTGTCCGGATACGTATTCAAGAGCTTGAATTCGCGCTGTTCCCACTTTAGTGCCGGCAGCAGTACCAGGAGTGGCGGTATAAGTATTGTGCAGATTAGCTGTAGTTAGGGTAATGAGATCTGGGACTGAATAAAGGCCCGTTATCCCGATATAATTACCTATCTGTGTTGACACAGTACTGTTTACCACTTCAACAGAATCTCTAGCTTTATCTACAGTAACGTATTTTGTTTTTATATTTTCTACTTCGTACCCCAACACATATGCTTTACCTGGGGATATGACACTTACCATTAAATCAGCGTTTCCCCCATTAACAGCATCAATTAAACCATCCATAATACCAACGTTGCTGGTTCTTAGGTGTTCTATATTTTCAATACCATAGGGTCTGACAGTATAATTTCCAGATTCATCAAATGTGCGGCGTGCCATCGTATCACTAAGTATATTGTATTCAGAAATTACTTTCTGATATATCATTACCCCGTTTTCCATTCTAGAAATCTCTACATAATTTAAATCCACCGTGCTGGCTTCGGGAAATGTTCTAGACTGTAATGCAAGGCTAATCTGATAACGGTCGGCCCCCGGGGCAAAATAATTAAAAGACCCCACCGCTGGATCAAGTAGCGTAGTATCATCATCCGATGTAATAACAGACTCAGTAACTAGAAACCCTACCGATTTGGTTGGTGTGTCACTGTACTTTGAAATAATTATGGTTTCATCTTCGAAATATACAAACGCACCTCGGGTAAATATAACCCCAGAAGCTATAGAAAATGCAACCCCCTTACCCGTTGCTGCAGAAGCAGCTGCCTGAAGCGTGGCAGTACTAGCAGTGCCATAGGTGAATGATAATAATTCACCATCACTAAAAGCAGTTGTTAATTTATCTGTACCAGACCCGGTATACCTGACGTAAATGGTAGGTGGCTCTGTAGATGTTGCTACTTCGTAGTTTATAACTTCAGCGGTAACCCCGGTAGTTTGACCGGTTACCAGAGCTCCCTCCAAATCTACAATAATGTCATCTGATGTAATACTGTTGTAAGATTCAGTTAACTTTACGTATTTGTATGAGTTATTGAAGTGAGAATTTCCCGGGATGACAATAGAGCCATCTTTAAATACGTTCTGACCAAACCTGGTAATCTGATTCTGAAGAATAGTTTGAAGTTGAGTCAGCTCTCTTGCCTGTACAGCAGCGCCAGGCTTAAACAAAATCCGATGAAAGTTATTACCTTCACTGAAATCATCATAGTAGGGTGAGGTATTGAAATTAATTGCCATCTTTTACCTGTTATAATTTTATTACTGTTCTTAATTTTACAAGCTGTTCGTCACTGTAGCTAATCGATGTTCTGTTATCAATGTAAAGAAGATCACCACTAAATTTATTTATGCTTGGATATTTGTTTATAGCGCTTACAGTATAGTCTATAGATGTGATAGGGTCATCTAATACATCCCCTACTGCAAATACATATTCGTTGAGACTGTTTAATAGTATTTGATTAGTAGCAGCTACCGTCTCTACCACGGTAAATTCGCGCGTGGTGTCTGTAGTTAGTTGTAACAGGGTATCACGTGCCAAAGAGCCTACAGAGTTTACCGTCACAAGGAAACAAGAACTACCTATCACATTTGCGAATATTTTTGAATTAGCGTATTGTTTGACATCTTTAATTATACCAAACTGTCTGTAATCATTAACAATAGAGATATTTTGATTCTTCTCATCATTAATAGTAGAATATAGCATAATAGCATCGGCGTATAATTCTTTAACAGGATTGAATCCATGCCCGCCTACAGGAGAAAGAATAGCTGTCACATTGGCATTACCGCTGCCACTGGGTCCTGTTATAACAACATTTGCATAAGAATAGCCAGAACCTGGGTTAGTTACTGAAATATAATCTATGGTATTATTGGCATTGTCTACCACAACATTACCCACAAACCCTGTACCATTACCTGATATAGTTATGTTGGCATTTGAATAATGATCACCTACTCCATGTATTCTTAGCGCATAGATAGCACCATTAATTGCAGACAGTTCCACAGTACTTTGCTGGGTACTTAGGTCCCCTGTAGATAGATCAGCATAAGCGTTGGCAGAGGTACCATCACCCACAAAAGCAATATCTAGATATGTATAACCACTGCCTCTCGATTCTACTATAATATCTTCTATCTGACCAGCTGCATTTACAAACGGTGTTAATGCAGCACCAGTGCCATCACCGATTAAGGAAATAGTAGTTTGATTATTTGCCCCATAATTTAAGCCCGGGTCTTCTATTAAAATTTTATTAATTTGATTATTAAAAATTACCGGAGTAAGGATAGCTGTACTGGTAAAGAAGATATTAGCTTTAGCATTAACAGTTGGTTGGGTATTGCCGGTGGTGGTGATAGAAAAAGTTGTGTTGGCAATAGCAGCTGCATTATACCCACTACCGCGATTATTAATTACCACCCCTGTTAGAAAACTATTACTAAAGTTTAAAGTAACATTAGCATTAGATGTTGGTTGGGATAACCCGGTTGTTGCAATGGTGGCAGTCGTATTAACTATAGCATTAGTTATATAACCCGAACCAACGTTAGATATAAAAACATTACTAAGTCCCTTAAAGAAGCTTGCACCCAGCCCCCGGGTATCGTTTATAACAATAGTTGCGTTGCTATAATTGCCGCCTGCATCATCAACTATTACATCTAAAAAACTGCCCGAACCGTTAAAAACTGCTCTTAAATTAGCTATAGAATTACCTGTACCGCTTCTAAAATTACCATTAACAGTAAGAGTGGTGTAAGCATTACCCAGGTAGCCCGACCCTGCATTGTCAATTATAACACTCTCCACCTCACCGCCAGAATAAAATTGATTGTGGATAGATTTTTGAACTGGCATGAAAGCGGCAGTTAAAAATCTATTTCTCAGGGAGAGTGGTATGGTATAAAGATACTTCCAAACATAACCATCGGCATAAGTATCCGGTGTAAAATTCGTGCCTGTAGGTTGTGAGGTTGAGGCAGCCCCGTTAAAATTATCTAGGCATTTATAAACATTAAATGCTGTAGTCAATACATAAAATTTTGCTGTCTTTGGACTTGTAGCGCCTGAATCAGAAGTGTAATTAACATTATACTCGCCATCATACCGATCATACACCGTGCCAGTTGCCCAATCTCTTCTGGGCACCACCAAGGAGACATCGGTGGGTTGTATTTTCTTTACACTTAAGATACTATTACGAGTATCATACTCATACTGATCTGTGGATTGAGGCGTATCGGGGGTAGTTTCATCACCCCATGCTAAAAATCTACCTATAAAATAATAATAGATAGATCTCCCAGCCAATATATCCTCATATACCGTCTCCACCAACGAGTTGTGGAAGGTATCTTTTAGTAAGAATGACATATTATGATATACTCACCACCCATGTAATAACAATAACGTCGCCAGCACCTTTGGTAACCACCGGAAATACTGTACGGCATAGCATAGACCCTACACCAGGGAATCCATTAAAGATGCCTGCCTCTACAATAGCCCCTGTCCCGGTACCAGCGGGGAACGTAGCAACATAGGTGATGGTATTAGTTGAGGCGGTGGTTGAATCTAGAACAACATTCCCTGCTGCAATTGCCGCGCCCAGAGAGGTATCCCCAATAACGGCGGCTGTATTATTAGTACCAACACCCATTCTAGACATAAGAGCAGAGGTATTACCCGCCATTCTAGACGCAATAACAGTCTTACCAGCAGTTACAACTAAATTCTCTATATTTCTTTCATCTTTTGTGTTACCAAATTGATCTAGATGAATAATATTAACTTTGCCTTTAAGGGCAACAGATTCAGTAAACATATTTTCTCCTTAAGAAAATTATAATTAAATTTATATTATGTTATATTTATCGTTTAAAACGTTTTTATAGCAAATCACTTTTTTGGAATTTTTAAATAATTAGAACGGAATAGCAGTGACAGGATTATCAACATAGGTCTCGCTGAAATAGCTTTCTAAATCATAAGGACCCTCTGCAATAGTACCGGCAATTGATTCAATTATGGTAGCTTCATCAGCAACTGCTTGACCCATATTAAACGTACTAGATTCTAGTGTAGTAGCTTCATCAGTAACTGCTTTACCCATATTAAACGCACTAGATTCTAGCATAGTAGCTTCATCATCAACCGGCTTGAACAGACTGTATACTGAGCTTTCAAGTACAATGGTATTATCGGTTGGGTAAAGGTATATTTCTTTAGTTAGTGTTTCTATAATTTCAAATACATCGCGCAATTCGGTAAATATATTAGAGCTAGTTACCACGCTGACATTAGCGGTAGCATTAATGGTGTTGGTGAGTACACGACTGTTAAATAGTTGTTGACCCGCTGGGTGAACTAGCTTAATAACTACATCATAAAAATAGGATAGCTCCAGGGTAGATTCCACCTGATAGGCGAAAGGCTGGTATAATTTTTCAGCTTGTATTCTTATTACATCATCTGACAAGAATCCTTTATTAGAAGCCCAAGCACCTGGGTTTCTACCAATAGCGCCTACCGTTAACCTGATAAGAGCTATAGCAGGATCTGTTGCTCCTGACGCAGAAGCTGCAACAGTGGTAGTTACAATGGTACTTATTAAAGTATTTGCTGTATAGTTGAGTGGTGAATCAGTATTATAATCAGTGTCAAAATAGCGACCAGCATCACTCACTCCATATGAACCTAAAATGCTAAAAGATTCTACGAACCCTAATGTACTAGATTTCTTAATAGGTGATAAAACGGTTACTGCACCAGCGGATGTTATGTTAACATCTACTGTATCGGTAAAATTGTAACCAAAACTTAATATTCTTAGTTTAGTAATGCCCCCAGAACCGTTCACAGCCAGAACCTGCAGCTGTGCGCCTACCGCACCCCCCACATTTACATTTAATATTTGAGCAACTTTAAACCCAGTGCCTGCTGCTAGAATAGAATACCCTGTGGTGGTACCAGATACTATGCCGGTAAAGATGGTACTAGTACCATTGCTTACGGTTACAGTATCTCCTATTTCGTAGGGTCCCAACTCATTATGTTCCAAAGACAATTCATAAAGGTTGGCGGTAAGTAGTCTTACCTCTATAATAGAGGTATGATATAAAAGCCCATCCTTCTCCATAACCAAATAGCGATCCACAATATCAGCAACACTACCAGTTGAAACAGCCACCCGAATAGTTGTCTTTTGCACCCATACGCCATCAGAGGCTCGGAGTACGTTCTCATAGGGATAAGTAACCTCTACTGGCTCATTATATAATAATTGAAATAAAAGTTTAAACGAAATTTCCGAACCCTTAGATTCGTACAGGTCACGTATTCGTTTAATCAGTAATCTTTTATTTGTCAGTACGCCCAGGGGTATGTTTTGTGCATAGTTGGCAAGGAAATAATTTACAAATGCTTCAGTGGTTGTATCTATATCACTGTATGATCTGGCATTCTGTACGATTTCTAACGCACCCTGATCTTGCTCTAGAAATCTATAATAAGCTTCAACAAATGAAACATAGGTGGTAAAATCTGAACGAACAAATTCCGGTAACTGGCTACTTACCAGCGTTGATATTTTTTCCGTTATTCGGGTGGTGGCCATTTACTGCACAGAAGAAGTCATATTAATCGTAACACCAGCAATAGTTCCCCCGGTTGCATTAAGGGTGTTATCATCTATAACAAGTATTTCATTTCTTGAAACACTTAAATTTTGACCGACGTTCTGTATACCACAAGTCAAATTTAGCTCACTAATACCTGTGGGAAAACCACTAGGTGTTATACCTGTTATGCTTACCACCCCGGTAGCATAATTAACAGTACCCACCCCTGCATTAACGGTAAGACCACTAACAGTGTCAACTAATCTTAAAACACCCGAGCCATTAAGATCTGGCGGCGTGCTATCTGGCAGATCAGTTATTTTTACCAATGTACTGACGGTGTTATTTAATATGTAAAAATAACTAGACGTCAACTGACCGGGTTGTATGGAGTTTCTAAATTTTATAGAAGTATCGGTGGTGAAGATATTTGTAGTATTTAATACCAATGGCAATCTTCTTTGAAGTTTTTCCACTACATTGACGCTGAATATGGAAGGACTTGTGAGAAGAATGCTGCTAATTAATTTTGTCTGATTATACGACTTATTAAATTTTTGCAGGTTCGTAGAAAAATAAATGGTAATAGCGCTACTAATTAGATTCTTAATAGCAGTAGAGGTCAGGTTAGTAATTGATGGGTTATATGATGCATTAACCGTTAAGTTTACATAGTAGTAGGTAGGATCTACAAACTCGGGCTGTATTGCCAGTACTTTTTTACTTCTAAGGGTGTCAATTATGATATTGTTTTTGGTAGTATCAGATACCGTGAATCCATTAAATGGTTTTAACGATATAATAACTTTACCATAGATTGGGGGATCATTATCCTCTCCACCCCATACAGATATAGATTCAAAATTAGGATAACGCGATGTGAGTAATGCTTCATAATCGGAGGCTGTAACCAATCTATTACCGGTAGCATTTACTTTAGGGGCATTATACTTTATAGAGGTAATAGTTTCCTCATCAGCCCCGCCGGTAGAATTAGAGTTAACTGTCACAGCTACTGATGCAGACCCGCCTATGCTTGTAAGAGCGGTGAAGGATTGTACTGTAGTACCCGAGACGTTAGCAACCGCGCCAGAGGTTACTATAAATTGTAGCTTAACTATATTACCCTTGGTAAGTTGTTTTCCAATAATACCATCACCAAAATTTATTTCGTATTTTTCTTGGCTGTTTTGTTCCAGGAAGAATATGTTAGAAGTACCATCTAGCCCGGTAATATCGGTAGCCAAAGTAAAGATAGTAGTGGTTAAATCTGAGGGTGAGGTCTGCACAGATACCTGTAGGGTTGTGGTATCAATCGATGCACTGGGTAGGACATATTTAATTTCAGTAGAGTTGTCGGCTACTATATAATTAAAATTTTGTATGGTTCCCTCCACCACACTTACATCGCTAAATGTATATGTTAGCCCGCTTCGTAGGGAGGTCATATCCTCGGTGGTGGCAAAGGTATAAGTGATACCATCGATGATGGTGGTAAATTGAGTATAGCGATCCATGGTCAGACTTGTTGGCAGACCAGTGGGGCTGGTAACTACCACATCTATATCTGCCACAGCACCACGCGCGGAGGTGGGGGTATAGCCCAGATGCTTTGCTATTGAAACAGCTGATGATCTTTTAATAGCTGAATCTAAAAACATCTCATTCATTACCATATTTGCCAAATAGGCATTATAATGGGTGTTGTAGGCTAAGACATCGAGAAGTGATGAAAGGTTGGAGCCCTCAAAATCATAGTCTGTAAAGCTTGTCTGAGCAGTTAGAAACGTTTTTAAATTTGACTTAATTTGGTCAAAATCGAGTTCTGCAATTCTTAATTGGGACATTATCGTACTCGGGTGACAAATGTTGTTAGGGTAATTGGTTTTTCTGAATTATTTACTCTAAAAATAATTTCCATATCGATTTGATTCAGATCTACTCTTTCGCGCACGTTGACATCAAGTACGGTGGCTCTGGGTTCGAATTTTTCAATAACATCAAAGATAGAGCGTTTAATTAACTGTACGGTGACTGGGGTAAAATTTTCAAACAATAAACCATGTATTTGACATCCAATTTCAGAATGAAAGGGTCTTTCATAATGTCTGGTAGAAATTAAATTTCTTATAGCCGACTTTACAGCCTCCTCATCCGACTTCACCGCCACATCCCCAGAAATGGGATTACGCGAAAAAAGAAGGTTAAAATCAGTATAGGTTCGGGTACTTCGTGCCATAGTATTATTTATACCCAGTTGGTAACCTTAACTTGCAAATACAGAAGGGGACCCCTGGGTGATTGTGTTATTACCATATGCATCTCCTATTCTACCGGTACCCTTACCACCTATAAAAACAACAGAGGAGTAAGAACTGAGTGTAGAGTCATCTGTCGAGCATCCGGATTTAGCATGTGGAGACACCGTATTGCCCTGCACAACTATCAATATACCGTTAGCATAAACGCTGTTAGAATTAACCTGACCAACACTAGTTTCTAGAGGCATTTGGCATTTATAACCAGAACCATCCGGAGATAAAACTGAATCGCCTTGTCTTGATACAGCTGGCATTAGACCCCCTGAGCGACCAGAGATAATATACTATTGACAGTGGGAACATAGTTCCAAACCACCCATTGATTCTTTTGGCCAGATATGGAGGAGGTGGGAGTGGGAGAAGAAAAGTCAGTCCTGGCTACCGCACTAAAAGTATACTCCTGGTCAATGGTGACAGGGTTTGGCATATTGTACTCTATCAACGCAAGAAAATCTACCTGGGTAGTTGCAGGGAGTTGAATTGTTGACATGTCTCTTAAAACAAAATTATAATACTCATCATTAAAAACATTTGAGTAAGTTCCAGATATTCTTAACATATTGCTACTAATAGATGCAACAGTTATTCCATGAGTAGTAAAGTCATAGTTAGAAGTAACGCTGGTAGCGGGGAGTATGCCCTCCTCTACATCCAGGGCGCCCATGTATAGAACTTTAAACTCTAAATCTACTGAAATAGTCGCCCCCTGGTATATGCTGGAAATATATGTATTGGCTGCTAGATCAGCAAACCCCTCCTGAGTAAGTATGTCCAGCGGATCCGGACTTACAGCACTAAACCCAACTAAATTAGATACAGCTATAATGAGACTTCTAGATACTGTGGCCATTCTTTATACTAATTGTGTCAATCCATCAGAATGACGGCTATGGTTAAAGAATGTCATGACTTTATTTCTATTCTGTTTATCTATATAAGATATATGAATCCAGGGGTTGTTGGTATAGTTACAATATTCTAATAAAAACTGATCGTATTTAATTACCTTGGCTAATTTAACTGCAATATCATAATATTCTTTTTTCGAAGCACCTTTAAATTGCAAGTCGGCCCCCTGCCCCAGAGGGTGCTGAGATGTCTTAGCATTAGATTTATTACCCGGGTCTCGGAAAGCCGAGGTAACAAACATATTTGGGTATAATTTCTTAACTGGCTCTAATACGTTTAATGCCAAAGCTTGTAGGTTGAGAACAATATCCCCATAAGTTAAAGTACCATGGGCTCTAACTTTATCCCGGGTAACAGCTGCCTTAAAAGAAAGCATTTCCAAAGTAAAATTAGGAGATAGATTATAGTTACCCGGCAACTCAGTTACCTTCTTAAGTTTAACATCTGGGGTGACGACAATATTTTGAGTTGATGATACCGAACTACTCTCGCCCACCACCGGTACTTCTTTAAGATCAGCTGCGGTGGCAAATCCTTGACTAATGATTAAGTTGTCTTGCTCGGTGCGGTCTTGTTTGGTCTGGGTGGCTTCTTCCAGTAACAAAGATTTGTTATCCGCCAAAGTCATAGACTGCGGGTCAATAGTAACGTTGAGGGGAGGATCTTTTCGGCCTGATAAAACTCCAATGTTAGAAATACCAGCTAACACTGCAACCCCGGCTAAAACAGCTTCTGCATTTACGGAATTACCAGAATTAAGGTGCACTGCGCTTCCATCAGCGCTATAAACGCCACCCGCTTTATTACTAATTACACCTGCAGCTTGATTTTTAAGGCCACCCAACGCTTGAACTAAAATATCTGCATTGGCTTTTAAACTAATATTTTTTGTAGCGTGTACGTTTAAAGCAGCGTTGGCAGTTAAGTCTAATACCTGTAGAGCTTGTACGGATACATTAGTATTAGCCTTTAAACTAATATTTTCGGTTGCATGTAAATTTAATGCAGTCTTAGCCACTACATTCATGGTATTATAAGCCTGTACGTTGACGCTTCCCCCGGTAATATTAACCTCATTAGTTGCAGAAAGGTTTAGAGTACCCCCAGCCTGGGCAGTTATATCATTATGACATGTAAGATTAACATCACCGTCAACTTCAATATTAGCATCATTACCCACAAAAATATTACAAGCACCATTAATAGATATATCAGCGCTTCCAGAAATAGAAATTTTACCATTTCTATCTATAATTTCATAAGATGATCCTACAATGCGTCTTACCATAGAGCCATTAGCATCTATCTCTACAAATGTACCAGATTTATGATAGATATGAAGCCGCTCCGATCCCGGGGTATCATCCATCTCAATGGTATGCCCTGATTCTGTCTCAGTTACTTTGTTATAGGGATATGCTCCTCTAAAAGCTGATTCTGGTTGATCCCAGGATTCACCAAATGGTAGTTTAGCACCCAGCATTCTGGTTGCGTTCTTGGTTTGCACAATAGTACCCCTGGCATCTCCCTGGGCAAGTTTATTAGTCTCTGATAAACCAGCATATTCCTTGGTGGGGTAATTGCCGCTTGGATCTACAAAACCTTTTTTAAGTACGGTAAGTTTATCTTGATTATCCGTATTGTTAATATCAAAACTTTGAGCTTCAGCTAATGCAGTGGCTGTAGTCGCGGTGGCGAAAGACTCGTCGATTTTTTCAAGTGCCACATCAGAAGAACCAGCTGCTGCAAACTGTGTAGATATATCAGCAACCGTGGAGCGCGGGGGCTTGTTAGTACTGTAAACATCTGTGGTAAACTTATTAAGCGCTACATCTAAATTTTTATTAATTAACGGGGTTAGTGTAGGCGATAATACGTTTGCAATATTATTAAAGTCTATAAGTCTGGAAATCTCCGCAGGGAGGGCATTTTTTATCTTTGTATTTAAAGAAGATATAATAGTACCGGTAATAGGACTAGATAATTCAGTTTGTACTATACCAGATAAATTATTAGTTATATCTTGAGCGCCCTTTTCTTTTT